CTCTTTTGCAATCTTGTCCAAGAAATTGACAATTGTTCTAGTCTCTTTTCCCTCTCCAAACAGCTTATCAACCAATCGGTCAAAAGTAATGTATACTGAGTCCGTATCCGAAGCAATGACGTAATCCTCATTTTTTGTCTCCAATAATTTATTCAAATAGATATTCAGAGATTTTTCAATCCACCGAATAGATAGTTGTCCTGATGTAGTAATTGCTGATGCAATCATCAAGTCATAGTATCGGAAATAGTTGTTTCCGATTGCACCATAAGCTGAGTTCAGAGATATCTTTTTAGCCATCTGAATATTGTTATACTTGGATATGTCTTTCAACAGTCTTGGATTCTTGGTGTTCTCATACTCTTGTGATGCTTGGAGCATGAGTTTCTTGTATTTGGTACGGTCATTGTACATGGTTTCCATGATCTCTGGAAGAAACCCACGTTTGTCTTTACGAAAGAACGCACCATTTGGTGTCATACAATGTTCAGTTTCATTTCGTGCTTTACCTTCAAGCAACTTATCTACCAGCCCTGTTACTGGTTCACTAGGAACAAGTGTCTCTGGTGATATGTTGTACTGCATGATTAGATGGGGGTATAGTGAGTTCAAATCAAAACTCATAACCCACTTGTGCATACCTACCTGTGGTTCTTTGACATACGCACCTTCAAACTTCTCTGATTTTTCATGTACAACCTTTTGTGGTATGACAATGTTTCTTTCACGCAGATAGTTGTAGATAAGAATATCCCAATACTTTACCGAACCTAGCACATCTGTGTAGTTGACCTTAGCATCATATGCCATAGTAAGGCATAGTTCAACCAACCGCATCTTATCCTCTAGTTTATCAACAATCTCAACGTCCTGTATGTTGTATTCAATGAACGACTGCCAATCTTTCTGATACCATTCACTGAATGTCTCGTAGGGATTGCCGTCTTTTTGTTCACCAAGTTCAACAGTTGCGATATGATTAAGAGCATAGGATTCTTGTGCTGTGTATGTGAACTTACGATATAGTGCCATGAAGTCTAGAGATGCAATCCCTGCAATGTCATATGCTTGTTGACGCCTACCCAGTTGATACACCTCACGTTCTCTCACAGAACCCCAAGGTGACAATCGTTTTAGTTCGTCTTCACCAAATAGGCTGACGATACGATTGCAGATGTAAGGAATATCAAAGAACTCTGTATTCCAGCCTGTGATGATATCTGGATAGTGTCGTTCCCAGAATACAATAAACTCTTTGAGTAGATGTACTTCAGTCTCACACTTGACATAGGTAACATCTTTGCGTTCTGTTGTGAAGTCACCAATACCCCATACCACAATCTTCTTGGATTGGTGGTTTTTGATGGTAATGGATAATAGTTCTTCTTTTGCTTCGGTTGGAGAAGGAAACCCATTCTCTGATTTGACCTCAATATCGATAGTTGCCATCATCAGTTGGTCAATATCAAACTCTACATGCCCCTTGTACTGGTCTGCAATATAACTGTATGTGTGTAGTGTATTGCCGTAGATAAGTTCAGGCTGAGATTTGTATGCCTCAACATGTTCTTTGGCTTCCTTGATGGTGTCAAACTTTATGTCTGTGACGTATTTACCATCTAGGGTTTTATATGGAGTTTCTTTTCTTACAGGAGCAAACAATGTTGGTGAATATTTCACACGCTTGTTTAGATTGCGTTCACCATTCTTGACCTCGCGTACCAAAAGAAAGTTACCATACTGAAGAACATTTGTGTAAAAAGATTGTCCCATTATGCCGGTGTTATTCCATAACCTTTACAGGACTTCTTTTTACCTGATGCCACGTGACACATATTACCTTGGGATAACCCATTTTCTCTACAAAACTTGGAGAGATTTACTATTCTAAACACCTCACCTAATGGGTCTGTAATAATATATGATTTACTCCTTACCCGTATTTGTTCTTCTGTATGTTTTCTACCTTTCCTTGCTTCACTTTGCTTTCTTCTACTTTCTGCTGTCCGTTTTTTACCTTTCTTTGCTTCACTCATTTGTATTTTAGTTTCTTTTGTATGAGTTCTCCCATAAAATGGATTTAGCTCCCCAACATCGCAGCTAAACACATCTTCGGGGATAGATGTCTCAGGCATATCACGTAAGCCGGGAAACATATTATCACATTCTTCTGTTGTTGGTGTATAAATAGTCATTGCTGATACTCCTTTACAGTATTAGAGTAGTTGGTGCTTCAACACGCGAACTACACCTTTATTTATAATAATCATTATATCACAGTAGTAAGGGAAAAGTCAAGGTGCTTCTATATAAAAGTTCTTTCTTCTTTAATGCTGTGTTTCATTAATTCTTGTTCCAATACTTCTTGTGCATAAGCAGCACATATACCACATTGTGAGCTCACTCCAAGACACTCTTTCAAATCTTTCATTCGATAAGCGCCCTGACAAACAGCCTCACGAATTGCAGTATCAGTTACATTTTTGCAGATACAAATATACATGATTAATGTTCAAGTTTTGCTTTTCTAATTAATGATTGGAGTACATTCATCCAGTAGTTTCTACTCCACTCAGTTGTGCATTTATTGTGTGTTTGGTACACAGCTTCAATTCTGTTATTCAATAAATTAATCTTATAGTCTTCCATGTTTCAACTCCCTATAAAAACCTTTGCGTAAACCGTCTTGCATACGATACGCTTGACGTTCCCATGGCTGTTTTGAATATGAAGTGTTTGTATGATTTACATAAACTCCGTCTTTAGTTTTCCACATTTTACGAGAACCAAGTTTTGTTGGATATACACGATCTACCATACGACCTGTAGCGGTCTGCCATACATGTATCATTTCGTGACAGATTGTCTCAACGAATCTTTCTAGTCCTTGTTTATTTATCTTTTTATTTTTGAATTTAGATAGACTTTTATCTACCTCAATTATGAAAGAACGAGTAGTTCCTTCATCTGCTACACAATAACCATATGCACCTTTATCTAAGCATTTGGTCAATTGAACCTCAATCTCCAGAGTACGGTGTCTTGGCATCAATTCCTTGATACAATACCACACGACTTTTTCTGTTAATTCGCGTTGTTTCTTAGTTCCACCAATTACGGTTACTAAATTCAAGGTTTTCCCTCTGTTTTTTGACTATAAGACCATTATACTTGGCTGAACAAGATTTGTCAAGGCATTTTTATCAATTGCAACAGCAAAAGCACCTGCAAGCACCAATGTTGCAATAATAGCGATTATTTTATAAAAGTGGTTCATTAGTTCTTTTCTCCCTGTAATATGGATTGTTCAGTAAGTTTTCTAGTACCTGCTTTGTTCGATTTGACTTCCCATGGCCTATCATAACTCGTATTGACCATTGGGTCTGTCTCTCCATAGTTGGAGGGTAACTTACTCCAAAAGATAGTACCAATAGATACACGATTGCCTTCGTAAGGCTGTATCTGATGGATTACATCAAAAGGAAATGAGATTAGTCGGTTGTTGATAGGCGCAACACTATCTGTTTGGTGTTCTGCCCATGAAAAGAATTGCTCCTTACCAATTTTAACATCTGTAATGGGTGGTTGGGTATAAATGTCTAAGCGGCCACCCTTGTCAGGCGCTCTCAAGTAGTATATGAATGTTTGTTTTGGAATGTCTTTTGGTGTATAGTCTACACCGTCTACTGTGCAGTATGATATTCTATCGTTGTGTGGCTTGGGATTAGAGGGTCTAATATTCCACCACGCAGTTGCACCCATGATTTCATCTTGTCTCCATACATTTGGGTATGCATGAAAGAATAGTTTCTTTATAAATTCATGTAGAGCATTCTCTGGAGCAGCATATCTTCCTATCCACTCTACCTGAGAAGTAGTCATAGTTCCTTTGCCTAGTCGATCATACAGATCGTCATCTAGGAAATCATCATGTATTTTTATCACTCTCCACCAAACTCCTGTTCACAATATGGGCTTCTTCTATATCTTCTTTACTTTGCCCAAAGTAAGCGACTGCGTTATGTGTATCAATAAGCATCTGATTTACAGTTGTATCACCTACAACAAACTCACCAAGAATACGCCCATACTTGCCAACGCCATCCTTTCGAGTGCGTAGTGTTTGTGTGGAGCCAATAGGTAGATGATCAAGCACAAATTGTTTTGCCATCAGTCCGTACTTCTTTTCTTCTAAATCTCTGGTACGACTTTCTGGTGTATCTACACCGTAAAATCTCACCCTCTGTTTCTTCATCCAGACACCGAAGCCTAGGTCGATATCAACATCAGTTGTATCACCATCAACTACTTTTACGATTTTACAACTATATTCATACATTTTGATTGCTCCCTTACTTCTTTCTATTTATAATTGTTCTTTAACACACGATTCCTTTCTCTCAATTTTCTCTACTCTTTCTATCAAATCAAAGAATAGATTAAACACCCCTCGTATCTCTTTCTCAGGGTCTTCACTTCGCCCATCATTGTAAGGAACACATAAAGTACTCACCTCAGCGTTTTGTTTTTCAACTAATGTTCTAGCTTCCATGCACGATTCCATACTCGGCATTTCAGTTTTGTATTCAAATCCACCAGACGACAATGCAGTTACGATTAGTAATGCTTTAATCATTATATTATACCCCTATCTAAACCATCTTAAAATTTTTGTTGTATCAACACCAGACTTTTTCAGTACATCTTGTACAATTCTTATTTTGGAAACTGATCTTATATCGCCTCTGGCAATAGCAAAGTCAGTAGGTGTATACCCACCACCAATTGGCCCGACTGTGGCACTATAGATTTGAGGCACAAGCCAAGGCATTGGGTCTTTGAGGGGGTCAGCACGAACACCAGAAGCAAATACAATGGCTAATGTAAGTCCAACCAATATTATATTCCATTTTTTCATAATTCTTTCCATCCTACAGGTTCACATTCAAACTTTTTTTCATCAACCACAACCACATCACCAACGCTAGTACTGCGGCAAGAGTTGCCTGCAAACATTGGGGTAATTTCTTCGTTTCTCCACCAAGCACTATTGATTGTATTGGTTTTCATAAATGCTTCTTCTAACTTTTTAGAAGTAGATAAGTTTTTGTTGACTGAAACATATGCGACAATATCGCTGTTCCCTTCTTCATCAGTATGAAATACGGCGACATCTTGGTTCATATAGTGCTTTAACAGATTGTCCATAATTTTTTTCATGCGTAATATACCTCTGCGGTATAATACCCAATTGGAGTCAATTTACCAACGGCTTTATTAATACATTTCTTCATGATCCAAGTGTGAGTGCCATTATCCCACTTGACTTCACAAAACTCTTCATCCCACTCAATTGTTGTTGAAAGTGTCTCTTTAACAATCACACCTTCTGCTATCTCGACTTCTGTGCCAAAATCTCCAATAATTTTTGTACCTAATGAAATGCTCATGTTCTAACCTTTTTCTTATTATTAATACAGCTATTATATCATAGCTTCTCATCGTTTGTCAATACACAATACTAACTTATTTTATAAATATCTTGGCCCCGTCCATTCAATACCAAATCCACCTTCAAGAACATTTCCTCTTGCCTTGTTTCGAGCAGGGCCAGCCCACCCAGCAGCCATTAGAACATCACCTTTCTTAAATTTTTTGTCATTATCAACATTGACAACAAATCCCCAAACACTGATTTTTGATGCAATTTTGATGTATTTCTTGCCTACTTTGATTTTCCAACCATCTGCAAAATCATCGCACATCCCCTTATTCTCGGGCATGAAGTTGTTATAATCACTTTCTGCAGCTGCAAGCATATTTTCAATACCAGCTTCTACGGTTTTAAATGTCTTTTTAATAGGTATCATTATTTCCACTCCAAATTATATTTTTCAATCATAATATCACGAACATGTTCTCGGTCAACACTATCTCCACCACCCCAAGGAAATTGTAGATTATTAGAATTGATATAAATTTCAATTGCATTAATAATCATTTCTCTTGTAGCACCGATAGGATAAATCGCATCAGGAACATTACCATAAAAACTCTCAACATAATCAACAAAACTCATATTTTTCACCTCTTTTTTCATCATATAGCTAGTATACCAGACCAAACACTTTTTGTCAAGCAAAACCTCTGTTATAATACCCATAATGCTACAAATACTAGCACAAATAGTAATACTACACAGATAGTTCCATCTACAATTTCTTTTAGTTCCGTTCTGGTCATTTACTTTCCTTAAGCAATTTAAATTCTTTATTCCACTTACCTACATTTATATCAGTATAATGTGAGCGACTAAAGTAATCAGTCATTATATCATCATTGTTAAAATACTTAGGGCCTTTCATTGCATTCAACAACTCATTCAGAAAATTCTTTGCAACACCTTCATACCATTCGTCAATATGATAAACATTAACACTTTTACTCACTCCACCTAAATCAATATAACCTTCTGATAGGTTAACCTCTAGTGTAGAATGATTATTGACAGCGATACTACCCTTCATTCTATACTTCTTTAGTACTGCCTTAATAGCAGGAGCAAGTTCTTTCTTCATTTCTTGTGAAACATAAGCCATAATTTAATCTCTCTCTTTATTGTCTATGTAACCATTATACCAGAGTGAACAGGCTTTGTCAAGCAAAATTGATAAAAAAAGACCCTGTAAAAACAAGGTCTTAGTAAAAAAATGCATTTTTTATCTCTTTTTTTGCGCCAATTCATTTTCAATCCACGCTTTTGCTCGAGTATTTTTAATTTTCCTGCGAAGTAAACCTTGTATTCGCTTGTACACCGCTTGAATTATATCTTCATCAGGGTCATTATTGTCCACAATAATCATATCTGATTTAAAGTGATTGTTAAATTTACCAATATTCATTTGCACTTCTTTCCACGACTTAATCACAATAGATTCTGGTACACTACGAGATCGCTTTGCATTGCGTTCTAATGCAACATCTAGTGAGGTATTAACATATATCATATGAGTGTCGTATCCTAGTTGACGCAAATCATTAGATTGTGTTGCAATCTTATCATAGTTTTTGCCTGTGCCGTCAATAACAAGACCTAAACGACCCTCAACATAGTTTTTTTGTTGTTTTTTGGTAATTTCTTTTGCTCGGTCACGAACTGGAGTACGGGCATCTAGTTCAGCATCAGGCATCTTGAGAGAAAGATTTGCATCTTTAAGAAGTTTCTCAAATGCAGCATCTGAATTAACTGATTTGAGTCCAGTACCACCAGTGGTTTTCCTGACAACGTATGATTTGCCGCTGCCAGGCCCACCTGCTAGGAAAAAAGCTTTAAATATATTCTGGTCGTATACGCCCTCTTGCAGCGTGTTGTATGTTTTCATTATGTGTTCCTGTTTGCTCTTGGTTTCTATAATTTACCATTCTGTCTATAACATATTTATCATTTTCTGATATGGGGGATATGATTCTTTCTTGTTTTAGGAATGTTTTCTTTTTGAGTAAATTTTTAGTTTTTTGAGCCATTGATTTGTCCTCGTTTCGGTTAGTACTGTTAGTGAGTTAAATTTCGTCTGATTTAGTAATCCCCCCGAAAATGCCAGGCGGTACAGTTTTTACTTCTACGCCGTCATAGTCCTCCTTTTGTTTGATAATTGTAACATCCCCTTGTGCAAATGGTTCATAATTATCAGGTGGGGAATCTAGTGGTTCTTCTATAGAATCTTTAACTAATGACATAATCATTTTATGTTTTTGTGGTGATTTATCAAATTCAAAATCGTGTCGTATATTTTTTATTAGGAATGGGCCTTTGTAAAATCTATCGTTTATTTCTTTATCTGCGGTTTTAAGTGCAGCTGTGTATGGAATATTAAGTATTACCTTCTGACCAGCATTTACATAAGTGTTGCCATGACATATTATATTAATACTAAGTCCAGATTGTATTTGTGTCATCTGCGAATTTCTTCTTTGTAACCATTTTTCTGCCCCATACGCTTCATATGGATATGTA